CATAAAATTCTTTCGAATTTTAAAATTTTAAATAAATAGTGCTGACTCACTATTTATTTAAATGTTATAAAAACAACCAAGCATTATCTTGAGCTATTTCGTAGCCTCCGATAACCTTATTGATGTCTCTTCCCTGTTTCTCGAAGCCCAATGAACCCCCTTCAGAAAAACAGAATATCTTCCTTCCGACTAATGGTTCATCTAAATTTAGTCTTTTTCAATAGGTTTTAATTCTGTGATCATGTCTAAAAATTGAAAATACTCTTGATTCTATAATTTGTTTTCTATTTAAGAAACTTGGTCATTCTGATTTAACAGTAGCTGAACTTAATATCATTCTAGCTTCATCTCTTTCGGGACCTTGTTCAGTTCAAAGAGAGCCAAGAAAGTGACACTGGGGTATGCCCTTTTTTATAATATGCAAAGTGTCAAAATTCAATTTCATATTAAGCAGGAGCTTAACACAGTTAGAAATTGTATTGTGATCAATAGGGTAATCGCTAAAGATAACGTTATCATCCCCACCTACTTTAAAGTTAATATTAGCTTTATTTTTCAGCTTTGCAGTGCAAAAATTTAAAATAAGTACATTACATAAAGAATCTACTAAATTTGTAAAAACTGAGCCAGATGCTATACCTCTAGATCTTTTTATATAACCAGTTCTTGGATGATATAAATGACCTGAAACAACATATCTAACCATTTTTTCAAATAACATAGTCTGATATGCAGAAAAACTTTCTCTATCATACATTAAGTATAAAATTTCGAAAGATAAAACAATCATTCATGAAGGAATAGTTCGATCGTAGCTCGAATAGTCACCACTAACTTTATATGAATCTTTAATTTTAATATTAAATTCAAATAAATCTTTTTGTCGAGAACCAGATACGATAGGAAGTTCACGTAAACCTTCACCTTCTTTAACTTTAAAATAATCAACTATATTAATACCATAGTACAACTCGAGAATTGTAACAGCAAAAGGAGGACAGTAAACAGCACGATTCTTGATTTTACCATCTCTTGAAGGTTGTTGAACAATATATATTAAATTAGGATGACTTAGAATACTAAGATCAAATGTACCATTTAAAATAGTGTCAAAGATTAAATCAAATTCAACCCTTAATTCACCTTTCTTTTTAAAATAAGGCGATCCTGATGCTGAAGATTTTTTTAACCTATCTCAAACAACTTCTCTATCACTACAAACAGTTAGTTTCGGTAAAGGATTACTAAAAAATAACATTTTCATAGTTGAGAAAATCATTTCTTTATAACGAATTGGGTCAATATCATATGGTGAGAATGTTTCAAAATCAGTTTTGATTTTAGAAAACATTTCAACAATTACAGGTTCAAATCTTGCTTCTAAATATGCACCTTTTAACTTGTGATAAGTAGTATAACCTGCATTAATGAATTGAAAAGCAATTAATCAGTTAAGACCATTAGGCCTTAAATTGTTTAATCTAGTTTCCATAAAATCTGGTAAAATACGAGATTTTTGTCCCTTGCCATACGCAATGTAGTCTTTTGTCTTAAGTTTAATGCGAGAACGCGAATTTAAGAGAAAACGAACATCATTGTCGAAACTTTTCCGGTATTGTGTTGATGAAAATACCTTCTTAGATCGAGTATTACTACTAAAATATCGTTTCTGAGGACATACTTTTATATTTGAGCTCATGTGACGGTCAGACACATTTGTACGAATTATTTTATTTAACACAACACGTTGCGCTACAGAGTAGGAAAATAATCGAGTGAGAGTTTTTAAATCTCTTTGAAAATTAAATAGAATAAAATTTTT